AGTCTAAGTCATAACGATAGCTGATCATTTGATTGCAATAACCAGTCGATGTTAGATCTGGATAATAAATTTCAATTTGGTACTTTTTACTATTGTGTACCATAAAGATTTGATTGGTATAATTTGGATTTAGATTACTATAAAAATAATTCTTAATTCGTTGGTCACCAATTGGAGTAAAATTTTGTCCATTAAATTGCCAAATGTCTCTAGCATCTACACCATAGGCTGTTGTGTCAACAATGGCAAAACAATTTTCATTGATTAGGCCACGAGCATCTGTTACTTTGGTAAAGGCAAATACTGGAGCACTTGTACTGGTATAACTGATAGGAGCCATTAACACACAATCCCAATAACTGAATATATAAAAGTTACCATTTAAAGTAAATGCATCGATCACAGGACCGCGCACATTGACTTCTAATTGGTTTGCCACATTGGTTATTGTTGGAGCCCAAGTTGTTGGCCCCGAGTTTAATCCAAAGTTTTGACTCCAACGAATTTGTGTTGGATAGTTAGTAACTGTACCACCGCCGGGTACCACATTGGCATTGACATTGCCAGTAAAGTTACCAGCAACTAATAATGATCCTACATTGGGACTGTTATATACACGAACAAAGCCGGCTGTCAAGCTAGAATATAGTGGTACTACATTACCGCTACTGTTATAGCCTACATCATAATTCCAAACATAATAGTCAGGAGCATTGTCATATAAACGCATTTGACTCCAACCGCTAGCGCCCGGAAAGAAATACATTGGAGGATTAAGTTGATCATTAATGAATACAACCTGTCCGTTCCAACTGGCTGTAATTACAGTATTGGCACTATAACCAGAATTATATCCGCTGACACTAGGAGTAATATTTGTAATACCAGCATTATCAATTGCATACCATTGTCCACTTGCTGTAGCAACAATAAACCAATAGACATTGTTATAACCAAATCCGCTGGTAACAAATACTACTGTGCCAGGAATTTGACTTAAAATATATTGTTCACCCAATACTGATTTAATTGAACGAACATCTGTTTCAATATTGTAACCTGCATTGTATTCATTTGCCGCCAAGGCACTAGATGGAACATCCGGTGTGAATGTCATCTTTGTAAATGGAGTCTTAATCATTGTTACAGCCATAGCTTGTCCTAATTAATATGTTATTGTGGTACTTCGACCCAATTGGTTATGGATTCATCCCACCAATATTGTTTGCCATCAACGGGATATGCTACAGGTGCAGACCATGTCCATGTACTAGTATTTAAGCTCCAACTTGGGAAGGGTTGTGGGCTATAGAAAACATCATTGACTGAATCATAAGTATGGCCAACACCAGCATAGTTACCTCTTAGAGGAGTGCCACCAAGTGTATGAACATTACCATGTGTATTATAACTTGTTTGTATCCATTCTGTTGGATTGGGCAATTGATCAACAAAATCTTGTTCGGCTGTAATAACCTTTTGAACTATTCCGTTGATGACTTGTGCAAAATGACTCATTTCTATTCCTTATGCAGTATATGTGCCGCTGGCATTAAATGTAATAATTGTATTAGAACCGCTGGTTGTAATCGATGGGCTACCAGTTGTAGTTCCGGAATAGTTTGCAGTTGGAACACTAATAATTACAACTCCTGAGCCACCTGTTCCGCCACCTGAACCGCCACCACCGCCACCACCTCCGGTATTAGCTGTTCCTACTCCACCGTTGGCACTACCACCTGATGCTCCTGTACCACCACCACCAGATCCACCTGAGCCCGGAGTAAAGTAATAACTTTGTCCACCGCCACCACCAGCATAGTAAGTAGCTGTTCCTGTAATGCTTGATTGTACACCAACTCCACCATTGCCCGAATTACCGGCGGCTACACCATCTTGACCTACGGCACCAGCACCACCACCACCACCTGTTGGGAAACCATATATAAATGATCCGTTGGCACCACCATTATTACCTTGACCTGCTGTGCCAGCTCCACCAGAGTTTGCACCTCCACCCGATGCGCCACCACCACCACCTGAACCACCAGCAATACCTTGATCGCTTGGTTGTCCAGGATTACCTGTATTGTTACCGCCACCACCACCACCTACTGAATCAAGTGTGGTAAAACCTGTTCCGGCAAATGTACTGTCAGAACCATTTGAGTGTTGATTACCGCCTCCACCTACTGTTGCTGTGTATGTTGTTCCAACATTAAGTGTAGCTGTGCCGGATAATAATCCGCCCGCACCACCACCTCCGCCTCCGCCACCGCCGCCGCCGCCACCTCCGGCTACTACTAGATAGCTAGCAGAATAAGAAGTTGATACTTGATTAGCATCATACCATGATTGGCGCATTGCCCCAAACATTATGCATATCCTTTAACCAAACTAGCATAATAGTTGGTACCATCGTATAATATGTTTAGCATATCGATTGCACCTGCTGCTGTTGATAATGTCTTGCTAGCACCAGCATATATAATACCAGTTGTAGTCAATGTAAAGTTACCACCTGAACCTTGTGTAAGAATTAATGTTATTGATCCACCTTTTGGTAAGTTAGTAAATGCTAGGCTTGTAATATTGCTTGTTAAAGTAATATTTTGAACTGTTCCGTTTAAAGCATTAATTGTTAATGCACCACCAGCACTGGCATTGGCATAAACTGTTTCTTGGTATGCATTTAATTGTGTATTACCAGTTACAACTAAATTACCGTTGGTTTGAATTAGTGTGCTAGCATCTTCGTTCAATACAGCATAGGCTTTTAATGCACCAGCCGAAGCTGAACCTACTGTACCTGCCCAACCACTATAGGTATGTAAACCAACAGCATTTTGAACAGTTAAGTTACTACTAAAGCCAGTTATAGAACCTGCACTTAAACGAGCATATACCAAATTGGCCTGTGCTGTTGAACCATTGGTATTCAGCAAGGCAATAGAATTAAATGCTCCATTAGCGTATTGCACATTGGCCTGACTATTTGCTGCAGGAATAATTTGTACAGCACTTTGTATACCAGAACTACTTGCAACGCTACCATTACCTAATAATGCTGCGGTACTTTGTGAACCAAGTATAGTTGTAGCGCCTTGTGCCGCTGTTGACATTGTTCCCCAAACTTTGCTGTTCATGTTAATGTCAGTTTGTGTAACTGCGCTACGAACACGATCTTGTAAGTTAAAGGTACCATTTGCTGGCCAGTACTGTGCGTATAAGAAGCTGCCAGTTGTATTTCTATTATTCGTTGTTTGACCACTTGAGATCAAACCAATGTTACTCGATTGAACTAGACCAGTTGTAATACTAGAAAAGCTCTGTGATGAAGTTGGTGAAGCCGGAGCTGACAATTGACCACCTGTGTAACTAGGCACATTGGCTATAAAGTTACTAAATCCGCCACCACTGATACTGGTACTTGGTGTGCTTAATGGATAAGCATTGGCAAATGTTCTTTGGTTAATGCCATCATACAATACTGAACCAGCCAAGTTACCTGTAAATGATGATCCGCCACCACCTGTAGAATATGCTGTGCCGTTTGCCCAGAAGAAGCCACCTGTTGATATAACATTACCAAGGTTGGCTGTTGTTGCTGTAGCACCAGAAGTTAGATATTGAGTAACTTGTGTATTACCATATACTGGTTGTAGTGCCGATACACCATTGGCCCAGAACACACCAGATGTTGTAATTAGGTTACCAGTTGTAGTTGTATTGGAAACAGTTAGGTTACCTTGTACAGTAACAAGACCATAGTTGTTGCTCTGACCTGCTAAGGCAATAACAGGAGCTTGTTGAGTTATTGTTCCAGGACTGAGAAAAGTAAGATTATTACTTAATGCTTGTATAGTTAATCCTGAAGTTATATTGCCAACAATGTTTGACACATTACCATTCAACCAAGCGGCTACTTGTGTATTACCATATGTCGATGGTGCATATGGTGTACCGTTGGCCCAGAAGTAACCATTAGTGCTTGAGACATTACTAAACTTACCACTACCAATAAAATATGATCCTGTAGCTACTGTAATATTTGCGCCAGTGCCGGCTGTGTTAGCCGTAACAATGTTACCACCAACATATAAATCTTGATAAACGCTAGCGCCGCCATTGGTAACTTGCAATGCGCCACTATTAATTGCTGTAGCTGATGCGGTGCCTTGAGCAATAACAGTATTACCGTTAACTAGATTTGAAAGCAATGCTGTACCAGCATTGACTGTGCCAGTTGTGCTAATACTATTGCTACCAAAGTTGGCTAACAATGCTACCACATTGGCATTACCATATGTGCCAGTACCGCCTGTTGAATTGATAGTAACAACACCACTACCACCTGCAGGACTAATTGTTATATTAGTACCAGCAACAATTTGTGTTACGCCTGGTGTGTATGGTGTACCATTGGCCCAGAAGTAACCATTGGTAGATGTTACATTGCCCAAAGTCGCTGTACCAGAAACAGATACAGCCGATAGTGTACCAACGCTGGTAATATTAGGTTGTGCGGCTGTTGATAATGTGCCAGTTAATGTAGCACCTGTATTACCAATTGTGCCTGCTTGAACTGTGCTGGCTGTTAGACCTGAGCTAGCATTTAATGTTGTAAAGCTACCAGCGCCGCCTGTGATAGCACCTGTTGTTGTAATCACATTGCTGCCAAATCCAGAACTTAAGAATGTGGCCACATTGCTGTTACCATAGCTTGAACTTCCGCCTGTGCTGAATGTAGCATTAGCATAAGTTTCAAAACTTGTTAAATTGTTTTGTACTGTTACAATAGCCGCATTGGCCGCTGTAATGTTTGCACGAAGACCAGATATTTCATTTTCTTGTACGGCTGCATTGCTGGTCAAAGAAACTATTTGTGCATTGGCATAAGTTTCATAATTGTTTAAATTTGTTTGTACTGTTACAATGGCTGCATTGGCTGCTGTTACATTGGCATTGATACCTAGAATAGTTGGATCAGAACCAGCGGCAAGATAAGCGGCCACATTGGCATTGCTATAAGTTGTGCCACCGCCTCCGCCTGCAAATGGCAAACCATTAGCATAAAAATAACCATTAGTATAAATTGCGCTTGGACTTAGTGTACCACCATATGTTGGCAAGTAGGCTGCCACATTGGCATTGCCATATGTACCACTACCTCCAAGTGTCTGTGCCGATACTTGTGTGTTTGCATTGGTTAAATAGAAACCAACGCTTGTACTATTAGCTAATAGCGCATTTAAACTTTGCGCAGAATTTAATACTGAGACCGGACCTGACCCAATATATAGACCTGTTGTATTACTTACTGAGACATTTGCAGCCATGTTGTTTATCCTTAATTATCTTGAGCTAAAACGCTGACCTTTGCGTGGTTGGAATACGCTGGTTAATTTGTTATGGCCACCGGACCATTTACCTTTGTTATTCTGATCTTCCACAGTATCCCAAGCAAGACTAAACTTGGCTAACCATTTGTCTGCATCTTCCATCATTTTGCGTTTGTAATAATAATTGTGTAGTGTTCCATAGATATAACCTTCTGGGAACGAACTTAAGACCACATTGTTTTGTACTACAGTTACATTGTCAGATTCTAAACTAAACAACAATGGCCATGTAGTAAAGTAATACATGTTGATAACTGTACCTTGTGTAAGTGCTGGCAAAAATTCATAATATTGACCAACTTCACTAAAGCTACCACGATATAATTGTGCAATGTTATTTGGATATAGATATAGACTTTGAACCATTTGTTGGCCAATCATGTCACGATCACCAATACGATCATAAACGATCCATGGACCAGCTGTTGAGTTATTACCATTGTTTCCTTGATTAAAGAACAAAATAGGTTTGTTCATGTCTGCCGGAATTGGAACATAACCATTACTATTGGCAACGCCAAATGTTGTATACGGATTAGTTCTTAATGCTGGTAACTCAATATTACGCATCATTAGTTCAGCAAGATAGATACATTGCTTAATTTCATTATCATCACTGGAACCAGTGAATGCTTCTATATAACTAACTAACGCTGTTGCGTCTGGGATCATGGTTGACATTGCAAGTCCTTATTGTTTAGGTGCGTAATTAGCACCACTGAAAAATTTTGTTTGATCTACTCGGGCTGGATATGGAACTTGAATAGGGATTGGTAACTTACCACCTGGATAACAAACAAAATCATTATATTCTTGTTCTACTACTCGATAAAACTGTGCTTTCAATGTTTTATCTAATTTAATTGTGTGCCAACTCATGCCGCCAAAATAATCATTGCTAATATTAATAGCAATAACATCAGGAATCTCTATCCATTTGTAACCAATTTTGCCATCGGGCATAATAGGTGCTAGTGGATCTATGTATCCTGCTTCGGCTCGCTTGCGATATTCTTGGCATTGTTCACGAATGTATTCCACATTCATTTGTTCGCGTTTGATATAGAATTTGCCGCCTTCGCGTCCGGTAGTAACTTTGATGTTACGGCTACCGTTCCAACCTTCTCTTTTCCAATCGCCTTTCATGGCATTGTACAATTTGTCGTTTTTTAGTAAACGATCTGCTATTCCATTTTCTGCTGTTGCTAAACCACCTGAATCTTGACGAAATGCTCGTTCATCATGTTGGGGATCTTCGTCAGTCAAATAGCTTTTATCTGCGTAATTAGCGAATTCATTATTTGTAATCATATTACTATTTAGTCTCAAAGGAAAAGGGCCATAAAGGCCCTTTCCATACTTGCAATTAAGTTTGACTTAATTAGAAGCTTACAGCATCCCATGCATTCAAGCGTACCACATTGGCTGCTGGGCGTGTTCCACCAATAATAGTAGAAGCACCACCGTTACCAGAACCAAATGATACTGATTGACCACTTGCGCTAATGTCGTGTAGAACACCAACACCGGCTGGGTTGCGTACAATTAATGTACCTTCCATGATGAACTGGTCTAAACTAGCGTCAGCATTCGAGAATACTTCGTTGTTAGGACCTAGATCACGCAATGAACCCCACTGAAGAACTTCTTCATTCAAGAAATAGATCTGGTTACCAGAACCAACTTGGTCCATAATCCAAGAATCAAAAATCTCGTATGTATAGTTGAAGTCACCTTCGTATGTAGCGATTGTGTCACCACGCTCACTGTTTACACGGTTGATACTACGGCTTGTAGGCATTGTATCAGACAAGTGTGTACGCAAGCTAGTTGGGCAAACAATAGTACGGATCTTAGCATTGAAACGCTGTTCAGCTACAGTAACTAATTGCTTGTACAAGCTAGGTGCAAATTGTTGCAATGTACCTGTATAAGAATAGAAACTTGAACCTAGACCTTCACCAGTGTTAGTTACAGCACTACTAACAATGCTACCACCAACTGTCCAGACATTGGCTGTACCTTGAGTAGTTGTATCGCTAGATTCACTGTTGAATACTGTGTAGTATGTAGAACCCGATGCTGGGTTAAAGCTGTGTGTGCCAGCAAATGCATTCAAAGAACCCATACGACGACCAATAGCTGAAGTAGCTGTTTGAACACCGTAAGCAGCAACGGTCACATTGGCGTTTGTGTTATTTGGGTTAGCATCGCCTGTAGGGTATGTGAATACTGTAGCAGGAATACCAACACCAGATGCTAAACCAGATTGACCAGAATACTTAGTACCGATTTGGTCTGCACGAACGATCTGTGCTTCCACATCGAACATTAATTCGATCAATTGCTTAACTTCTTGGTATGCTTGTGGATCTCCACCAGACTGTTCAACAGCACGAGCGGTACCAGTAGCACCAACAACTGTACTGAAAATCTGTGTGTAGTTACCCAAGTTGGCACGGCTTTGTTGTTCTACTTGAGCAGAACTAACAGCAGCACCTTCTTGTTGAGCTTGAGTCTGTGGTAAACGATACACATCGTTTGTCCATAAAGGTAATGTAGAAACTACTTTACGCTTTTTAGCCATACACATGTTTAATACTGGGGTATCATCTTTAACACGGTTTGATACATCTAAATCTAAATCTTTAACAACGATATCGGTTTGGTATAGCCCTGTTCCGTTACCAATTGCTGTGGTTGAATTATAACCTGTAGACATTATTTTCTCCTTTGTTATGTCTTTATTTTATCGTCTGCCACGCATAGCATTCATCTTAGCTAATAGCAGATTATCAGCGGCCTTACGGTCGCCAGCTTTGGCTTTTTCTTGAAGACTAGTCAATTCGTCTTTACCGGACTGTATGCGAGTTCCTGAGCTACGAGTAGTTAAAGCAGCAATACTACTGCCTGCACTTTTCGTTTTAGGTCTGTCTCGATATTTTAAACCGTCTCTTAGCAAACTTAACACATGTTCATCACTAGAGATTAGGTCCAAGTTATCAATACCTGGGACTAATTGTCCTTTAGCTCCTGCCCAACCTTTTGCAACTTTCTCACGGACTTCATTGTAAATGGCACTATTACGCAATTCTTTATCTTGGAACGCCTTGCGGTTAGTTTCAAGTATTTCATTAACTTGTTGGCGTCTTATATCGTAAAACTGATCTAAGTTAGGCTTCAGTTGATTGATCATTTGCCCTTGTTGAGCAATGTATCTTTCATTCTGTGCCATACTAGCTTCTATTCGAGCCCGTTGTGCGGGATCTTGAGTAGTTGCCAACTGTTGCTGAAATGTCGACTGGTAATTCTGTGTCTTAACAATTTCATCGTAAGCCCGTTGTAATTGAGGCTTAACAGTAAACTCCATTGCCAATAAAAGACCTTCTGTTTCGGCCCGTTTTTGTTGAAGGTATTCATCAAACTCGGACTTTTCAATCTTTAATTGTCTTGCATCTTCACTAATTGCTGCACCTTGGCCTAGTATAGCGGCGGCTTTCTTTGCGTCAATTTCAATTTCTTTGCCATTGCGTTTAAATTTAAACTTGGCATTTGGATGTTCTTCGGCGAACTCCAAGAAATCAATAATATCTTCACTAGACGAATCTGTTTGGCTTACAGAACTTGTGTCGTCCTGGGCGTCAACTTCTTCACTTGCTTGTTCACTATCATATGCTTCTGGTTCTGCAACTTCTGGCTCTACTAAATCGGTATTGTTGTCATCTAAGATTTCAACGCCCGGTGGTGCCACAGGAGCTTTAACATCTGCCGATGCTTCTGACCCTGCTTCAGGTTGTTTGGGATTACTCATTTGGTTACGCAAAGTTTCTTGTTTCATTGCGGCCATCTTTTGAGCAATAGCATCCAAACCACTACTGACATTTTCGACCGGTACCGTCTCTGGTGCGAGATTAGGGCGATCGGTTACAATGTTTTCCATTGTTGTTCCTTTTCAAAGTTATGCGTCGGGCGCTGCAGGTAATTCCTGTTGCGTTACCACGCGATTTTTCATATAACTAGCTCTTTTCAGAACTTGTATGAAACCGTCTACACCTGCTAGCTGATTACTCAAAGCTATTCGCAGGTTGTTATGTTCTTCGGTATGTCCCTTAATTTCACTAAGGGCATCCATTATTTCTAGTTGATGCTGGCGAATAAACAATACAAAATCTCTATTAGCCAAAATATTTTCAGCATGTGATCCTGTTGTTTTAACACGATCTAACTGACTGGGCGACATCTTCTTTATATCATTAAAGTTAGCCGCCATCTTGTTAGTGAATGCATCCACTATATCCTGTTCAATCATTGTCAATCCTATTCAATGTAAGTTTATTTATGGTCCGAAGGCTCTAGCCTTGTGTTCCTTGATTAAAGCATAACCTTCTAACTGTTTACTTGCTGTGTTACCAGCAACATCAGCTTGAATTTGCTGTGCTCGAGTAATGTCAAGCTGTCCACTTGGACTCTTACCAGCCATATTAGCCTGTATTTCTTGTGCGCGAGCCTGATCCAGTTGGGCACTAGCCGTTTGTTTTTGTTCTTCTGGACTTGGTTGACGCGATTTAGCAGATTCATGTGCTTGCTGTACCATTTCCATAACTTCTTGTTCGGTTGGCAAGTAAGTATCACAATCTTTAACACCTAACACATACAACATATCAGCATAAGGTTTTTTCATTTTCTTAAATGCTGCAGGTGTAATTGCACCTGACTGTACGCCAGCAACAATTTCTTGTGTTAGTTGTTGTTGTGCTTGTTTGATAATTTGCAAGCGTTGTAATGAGTTTTCTTCTGACTTCATGCCTAGAGCCAAATCTACATGGATTGTTTTACGCTCATTAAAGTTCATGTCATCAAATGATTGATAGTCAATAAATTCAGCCTTTTTCTCTGGATGGAATTCTGCGGCTAATTTCTTAACACCATAGTCATCACCATACTGTACTAGTGTACGCCATACTAACCAAATAGCATCTTTTAGGCCTTCAGCACAATTCTTAACTGTATTGTCTTGAATAACTTGGTTAGGACTTAGTGCTAGGTTTAATTTTGCTCCTGAGTTACCTGGATCCATTACTTCTGGATTGAATACATCTTGCGGACTGGTCATACCAACCATGGCCATGCTATCTTGTTGCATACGGCTCATAGTATTGTCTAGGAATGTTGGATTACCTTGTGGAACAGGCATTTGATAAATGTCTGTTTGTGGATTAAACTTTGAATCCAAAATAAAGATAGCTGCTTCACCATCAGCAATTTCTTCAAAGTCTACGCGATCTGGTTTAACACCAGTTCTAGGAGTTGATTGTAGTAGACCAATTAATAATTCTGCACGATAACCTGAAGTCATGTACTCTTGCATAGGCACTACTGATTCAGCAATAGCCATACCATAGAAGTTTTGTGCCAATGGCTTTGGACACATATTGGCAACAGGAATAAACTCTACTTCACGGGCACTAATAACATACTGTCCAGAATAAATTAACTCAATAAGTTCCAACTCACCATCGCCATCAATATCATAACGATTCCATACAGTAAGAACAGTAACTTGTCGTGCTTCTGGTTCTTGGGCACTATAACCTTGTGCTGGTAAACCATTGATAGGCACGCTGTCACGAGCATGCAAGGCAAGATTATTAAGCAAACTACCAGCTTGGTAACTTCCCACATTACTATATTCAGCATATACTTTGAATTCCTCTAGGTCAATGTCAGGATACAGTTCAGTTGCTTCTTGTATTGACATAGGTTTGTAGAATCCACAGAATGGTTGTTCTTGGATATCAATAACTGTTGGGTCACACATCCAATAGTGTTGTGCAATTGGACGGAATTTGATGTTTAGGTTGTAGCCAGTTAGTTTGTATTCGGCTTTGTAAATTGTATTGCGAGCAATCGAATCGCCAATGTGATCTTCACCATCGCGAACTTCAACTAGATCTGGACCATCTGTATTCATGCTGTCAAAGTTGCCAGCAGCACCAGCTTGTGCTTGTTCAATACGATGTTTTAGGTTCTCTTCATTTTGTGCGCCTGGCAAGTCACGAACAAATTGACTAGTTTCTTTCATAACTTGTTCGGTATCTACATGGCTCTTGCGACGACTCTTGCGCAGTGCTGTTAGGCCAGCTTCTTCAGCTTGTTGTTCAAATGCCTTAAGTTGATCTAGTGTACCTGAAGTAGTTACATAGCGTACAAAACTTTCACGCATAGGGCTAATTAGCATTTCGCCATTTTTGTGTAAGCAAGCATCCATTACCCAATGCTGTAGAATAGTGTGTGGATCATTGTTTTGGTTGATTAACTTGTGTACCATATTGGTAGCTTGCAATGCAGCCGCATCATCGGCTTCATTGTCGGGCACAAATTCAAAGTTAATTTCGCCATTTTGTGCAATACCTTTGGTAATAACACTAGTAGCATAGTCCACCACAGGTTTTACCACAGGATGTATGTAGTCAATACCATTAACTGGATCAGTTGAGTTAGTAACAGCTAGATTTAAATAATGATAATCGCTTATACGATTAATATTGTTTTTAGTTGCTAATAAACGCAAGTTGGCTGCGCATTTTTGATCTAGTAAAGATTTCATCTTTACAAAGCGAGCCATCATGCCCGAGTGGCCATTAAGGTTTGATATTACGACATTTTTTAAATCTAACATAAGGGTTTATTCCTGATTTATTGTATTATTTAGCGTCACATTACGCCACCGTCAGGCGACCATGACCGTTTCCACACAGGTAAATCTTGATTAGTCTTTTTATTAGCCTGTAGCACACGCATATTGTGTTTGGCTGCGGCAAAACGAGCTTGTGGACTACGATCGTCCCAGGGTTCTGACCAACCATTTAAACAGCCTAGTAATGCATAACGAGCTGAGTCAATAGCATCATCGGGATCGCTGAAGCGTCCCTTTTCATCTACATAGTAATTTTGACATTCGCGCAGGAATTCTACACAGTTTTCGTTAACATGAAATGTGCCTAGTTCCAGCATTTGGCGCATGACATTTATACCAAAACTTTTATGGTTAGTTGTGCGCCCTTGTTCATCTGGTGGATTGCGTATAGGATCAGGATAGACATTAAGTTCATACTGTTCAAACATTTGTCGAATACTTAGGCTACTCATAGTGTAACGACCTACTGTGCCCGCATCTGGTGGTAGGACAATAGGAGTGCCAAACACTTCAGGACGCATCAGATGATTAATCCAATTAACGGGATTAGCTTCTTCTGTGCCCTTTACAACTACCTGTGTATGTAACCAAGCTTCTTGACCATCCGGATCCCAATACATTAACGATATAACTGTGCGGTCATTGACCAATCCGAGGTCCAAAGCAATAACACGATGCAGACCATGAGTATTTCTGAAATCGTAATCGCCAGTCTTGTAAGTGGGCCAGTTTCTAATTTGAAATACTGCTCCCTTGCCCATGACAGGCACGCCATTCCTACGAGCATCACGCTCATGAGGCAAATAGTCTCGCTCAAGTTGTCTCCTTGTTTCCATTAATAAGAAAGGTTCGCCCCAGGGATCATATTCAGGAACATCATCCCAGCTTACCCTTATGTGTTCATAGCCTTCTTCATGATGCCAGAACTTTGATACTAGTCCGTTAAGACCTTTAAGTGGTGTAAACGAACATAGCACTTGACCTTGTGTTGTAGCTGTACGAGTTACAATTTCTGAAAAGAAATCATCGGGTGGTTGTTCGTCAAACACAGCTAGGTTAAGTTTGAAACCTTGCATCTGACGCACTTCCTGTGTGTAGTTGGCAAACAACAAATAGCTTTTGCCGCCCGACACATGTCGAATCTCTACTCCCAAACAGTTAGCACCATCCGATCGCATGGTTTCTGTAACAATGGTTGATCTTGGTATGGCGCCTGTGCCAATGTTTTCACGAATCTTAACATCC